TGTTCACCCGCAAGACGTTGAGTTCAGCGCATTTGTCTGTGATCCCTGAATTTGTCGAGAAAATAGAATTGATGGGAGCGGAAGCACACTTTGATGTCCGGAAAACAGACATCGATAATACGCTGTCAGGCAGTAGAATATTGTTCAGGGGATTGCAGAGTTCATCGGGAGATAACACCGCCAACCTGAAATCAATTCAAGGGGTGACGTGCTGGGTGCTGGATGAGGCAGAGGAGTTGACGGATGAGGAGGTGTTTGATCGTGTCGATCTGTCGGTAAGGCACAAGACGAAGCAGAACAGGGTGATAATGGTGATGAACCCGAGCCATAAGGACCACTTCATTTACAAGCGTTTTTTCGAGAGCCGTGGCGTTCCCGACACGTTCAACGGAACTGTTGACAACGTTACGTACATCCACACGACATACCGGGATAACATCGAGCATCTATCTGATAGCTACATCCAGCAGATTAATGTAATGCGTGATCGCAGGCCAGAAAAGTACAAGCATCAGATACTTGGTTTGTGGCGAGATAGGAGTGAGGGTGTTGTGTACACCAACTGGCGTATAGGTGATTTTGTCGATACAGGCATCGTTGTTTACGGTCAGGATTATGGCTTTTCGGTTGATCCGACCACGTTGGTGAAGGTGTCGATTGATAAGACGAGAAAGATTATTTACGCAAAGGAACTGCTGTACCGCACAGGGATGACCACGAGCGACATCTACGAGGTAAACAGGAGGTACGCAGGCGATGCGCTCATCATTGGGGATAGTGCCGAGCCGAGGCTGATCGAGGAGTTGAGGCAAAAGGGTAATAACATCATTGGGGCTGTTAAGGGGCAGGGGTCTGTATCGGGTGGTATAGCGTTGATACAGGATTACGAGTTGGTTGTCGAGGGCGAGAACCTCGTCAAGGAGTTGAACGGCTACGTGTGGAGCGATAAGAAAAGCAACACACCGATAGACGCCTCGAACCATATTTTGGATGCACTACGATATGCCGTTATGCATCAACATTTTAATAATTTTGAGTATGCGATTTTCTAACAAGTTATCCGCAGAAGTGCTGACTATTGCAAAAATATTTGTAATATTGTTAATTGTTTTGTATGGACTGTTTTCGTTCATCGAGATGGAGGCCAACCCGGGATGCTGGTCGATATGGAGCAGGGCTATATCAAGCCTGCTGTTAGTGGTGGCGATGGGATATGTAACACGGAATCTGTATGATTAGAAAGGCGTTAGGACTGAAAGAAAAGAGCGGCACAACGAAGGCAATAGCCTATGATGTGTCGAACATCACATATCTAAACACACCCGTCATTTTTTACGACTGGGAGGCGGAGGATTACACGCTGAAGGGGTATGTCGGCAATAGCGAGGTTTACAAGATCATTCAAAAGATCATCCAGAAGTGTGCCGTTGCCGAGTTGGAACTGTACGTTGACAGTGGCAGCGACAAGAGCAGGAAGCGGAAAAAATACGAACGATTCAAATATTCGGCCACACCATCGGAGCACGTGAAGAAGCAGTTATACTTCAAGGCTTTGGATTATGCACCCGAAAACAGCTCGCTGGCTAAGCTGATCAGGAAACCCAACCAAACGCAGACGTGGCGGGATATGATGGAGTTGTTCCGCATATTTTACTTCACGCAGGGTGAGGCCTTTTTGGCAAGGGAAACACCTATCGACAGCAAGATGCCAACAGAGGTGTGGGTAGTGCCGCCTTACAGGATGAGACACTTTGTCAAGGATGGTGTGATCGTTGCATGGGAATATGATATTGGCAATGGTAAGTACAGGCGTTGGTCGGATGACACCTTCGATGATGTGCTGCACGTTAAGATGAGCAACCCGCAGTTTGACGGCAAAGGCAAGCAGCTGAGGGGCATGTCACCGCTACTGGCGGGGCTTAAATCATTGCAGTTGGATGACTTCGCCATCGAAGCATGGTTGAAATCATTGGAAAATGAGGGGGCAAAGGGGATCATATCACCCAACCATCCTGACAAAACGAATTGGTTGTCACCAGATCAGGTGAAGGCTACCGAGGCGAAAGTACAGGAAAAGATTCACGGCTACGAGAATAAGAACAAAGTTGTGGTGTCTGGTATGCCGCTGCAATATACACAGATAGGTCTGTCACCTGATGCGTTGAACATCATTAACTCGTTGGAAAAGGCAGGCAATGATCTGTGTGATTTGTGGGGAGTACCTGCGGTCCTGTTCGATCCAAACCCGACCTATCAGAACCAAAAGGAGGCAGGAGCGAGATTCATCAGGGATGTGATCCTGCCATACCTGAACAAAGAGGAAGATGCGCTGAACAGGTGGTTGGTAGAGCCATTCAGGAAGGAGCGGAACTACCTACTCGCATATGACACCTCACTGTTCGATGAGTTGAGGATCACGATGCAGGACAGGGAATATCTTGAGAGGATACTCACGCTGAACGAGATGCGGATAATCGAGGGTTATGATGAGATAGAGAACCAATACGCAGACGAGGTGTTTATCGCACAGGGCAAGATACCGCTAAGCGATTACGGATTCGGGGAGTAACGGAACGCAGGTATGACATCGGTTTTTTTGCGGATTAATAACTAAAACTTAAAAATATGTTACAGATAGTTGAACAGACAAAAGAAGAAAAAATGGCAATGTATATGAAGTTGCCCAAAAAGCAAATAGCAGAAATGCTTATTAATTGCAATGACATTATAACAGCACTAACGCAAGCAAAAAACTGTGTTATACCTGCTGTTATGGGTGAGTTAACTTGCGATAGTTGCGGTTGCCATCCAAATGTGATATACACAAATAGTAAGGGTAGATTTTGCGAAAAGTGCAAGCCAGCAAGTTAATTACCCATAACTTGGTATTTACGAATGTTTAGAATAATATGGCACACAGTAGGTTTTTCACACGATACGCAACGGCACTGGACAGGCGGTTATTCCGTTTGGAGAGGAAGTATCGTGCGATGATCTACAAAGAATTGCAGAGGGAGCAGGAACAGTTTATTGAGACAGGTGATTTTACGACCGACCTACAACCAATATTTGAACAACTGTACAGGGAGGAAGGCGTAAAGGTGATGATGGCGCAATACAAGTTGCTGGGAGGTATGGATAAGAAATCCGATTTTTTCAGCACCGCATGGCGGGTGTGGGTGGAGCACTTTATTGACACACGTATGGCGCAGAAGATAGTACGTATTGACGAGACAACGAGGGAGGCCGTTCAGCGGGTTATAAGAAATAATGTGGGTGTTCCACGCAGGGAGATAGCCAAACAACTGACGATGTTCAACCGCAAACGAGCGATGGCGATAGCACGCACGGAGGTAGCGCAGATGGCCGTTGAATCACAGAGGCAGGGTGCGGAAGCGTGGAAGGCAGAGACGAACACGACACTTTACAAGATGTGGATGCACAGGGGAGCGGCTGATCCACGCACGGGGCACTTAGCGTTGGATGGAACGACGATACCGGAAAACGAGATGTTCACCATCGTTGACAACTATGGCAATAGCGAACGGGCGTTGACGCCACACGCATCTGGGTTGTCAGCTGGAAATGTTGTCAACTGCGGGTGCACGGTGATATATGTGAGTGAGAATTACTATAATACAAGACTGAAAAGATAAAGATATATGGCAACGCAAGACGATTACAGGATAAAGAAAGCGGACATCTTTAAGGGTGCGAGCGATGGTATATTGTCAGGATATGCCAACGTGTATAACATTGAGGATCATCAGGGTGATATCACCCGTCTGGGGGCGTTCATCAAGACGGTGAACGAGAACCACAAGTCGATGAAGGTTTACAAGAACCACCGAAGCGATCAGCTGGTAGGTGTGCCAACAAGGTTGGATGCGAATGATCCGTATGGCTTGTACATGGAAGCGAAAATAATCATGGACACGCAGCTTGGAAAGGATTCATACCACGAAGCGAAGTTCATGTTGGAGAACGGATTCGAGACCGGTTTCTCTATCGGTGGGTGGGTGATGAAGAGAGATAAGGCTGACAAGAGGATCATCACCGAGTTCAAGCTGGAGGAGATCAGCATACTGACGATGCAACCTGCCAACCAGCTGTCTATGGTGGATATAGTCAAGAGCATACATGCAGAGGATGAACTG